AAGTAACGGTTGGTTGCATTTGGCGTAGCATTAGGAAAGTCGATTAAAACGCCTTGAGGAATACTGCTTGCCGTATTCACAAAAGAAGAAATTAGACCACCAGAATTGTCTGTCTCAACATCTAAAGCGTATGTTGGTGCGCACCCAATTCCAAACTTGCCTGACGCATCAAACTGTGCGGCTTCAACAAAATTCCCGCTTCTCAGTCTTAGAACGCCGCCAGACGTTGCCGTACCCAAATCCAATGTGGCGTTATTATAATTAAACTCAATGATAGAGCCTGTAGGATCGGTAGCAGAAGCAAATATAAGACCGCTGTAATTTGCATCAGGAGATACGATAGTAATCCCTGCATTCCCATTGTTTTCAACAACAAGATCATCAGCGGCTGTATTTGGTGTAAATGATCCCACTGAAGCAGGTTGAATGGTGAGGCCACCCGTCATGGTATCGCCCGCCAACTCAACATACTTCGCATCAGACTGCGTTTCTGTGAGGTGATCGGCTAGGACGAATGTGCCATAAGCCACAATGTCCACGATGTCGTTTGCTGCAGCACCAGAGGCTAATACGATGCTTGTACCGTTTACGGCTGTGAAGTCCGTTCCTGCTAGTAGCTTAACACCGTTCAGGTAGACATCCACGTAACCCGCATCATAGGTAGCAGCGAAGACTGTTTGGTTTGCAATAGCAGTATAAGTTCGGCGGTCTGAAGTACCGTTGACTGATGAACCTGCGTTTACCCAACCAGAAGAGCCGTACACTTTCATGGTGTCTGTGGTTGTATCGAAGTAGAGCGCACCAGTGATTAGGGCATCACCGTCATTGTCCACAGTCGGTGCTGTAGCCTTTGCGCCTAGATAACGATCATCGAAGCTATCATATGATGCCGCTGCCGAAGTAGCTGAACTTGCAGCCGCTGTAGCAGAGTTAGCCGCATTGGTTTCGGAAGTTGCAGCGTTTGCCTCAGAAGTTGCAGCGTTAGTGGCTGAAGTCGCCGCTACAGTTGCTGATCCAAGGATATTGTCCACGTACAATTTTGTGCTTGCATGATCATTCGCCGTGGGTGCAGCAAGGCCAGTAATGTTGTTGCTGCCCATAGCGAGGTTACCAGACATACTATCGCCTGATTTAGATACCTGCAATGCGTCTTGGGTGTCAGAGTAATTCTTCGTAGAAACGTCTTGGGCCGCTGTAGGATCACCTGCACCAGTAATCTTATTCGTACCCATAGCGATTGAGCCAGACATTGTGCCACCTGCTAGAGGTAGCTTAGTCGCAATGCTGTTAGTAATCGTAGTAGAGAAGTTAGGATCGTCACCTAGTGCAGCGGCTAGTTCGTTTAGCGTGTCTAGTGTGGACGGGCTGCTATCAACCAAGTTAGCAATAGACGTATCTACATAATTACGAGTGGCAGCGTCTTGTGCGTTAGAGGGATCAGTCAGGTTAGTAATTGTAGCAGTCGTACCCGCATTCATGTTCAACGTACCGTCGATAGTGACGTTGTTGAATGAAGACGATCCGCTAGATGTTACGTTACCAGTTAGGTTACCAGTCACATTGCCCGTGACATTGCCAGTCACATCGCCAGTCACGTTACCCGTTACGGCACCAGTGATGTCACCTGTAAATCCACCAGAGGCAGATACTGAGGTAAATGCACCAGAGGACGGCGTAGTGGCCCCAATAGTAGCGTTATCAATTGTGCCGCCATTAATGTCTGCAGTGGCAAGAGTAGTTGAGCCTGTGGCTGTAAGAGTGGTGAAGCTACCAGCCGCCGCCGTAGTCGCACCGATTACAGAATTATCAATAGTACCGCCGTTGATGTCGGCTGTAGCTAGAGTAGTCGCACCTGAAGCAGACAGGGTAGTAAATACCCCGATAGAAGGTGTCGTGGCACCGATTGTGGCAGCGTCTATACTACCGCCATTGATATCCGCTGTGGCTGCAGTCAGGCTAGTATTCGCAGTAAGAGTAGTAAATGTACCAGCGGCTGCATTCGTATTACCGATAGTCGTATTATCAATAGCACCTGAGTTCAGGTCGATAGACGTAATAGTAGTCGTGCCAGTGGCAGACAGGTTAGCTACAGTGGTGTCACCAGTAACTCCGAGTGTACCCGTGATAGTCGCATTGCCAGAGGCAGTGACGTTACCTGTGACCGCTAGAGTACCACCAAGAGTACTATTACCAGTGACATTAAGAGTGCCGCCGAGGGTGGCGTTACCAGCCGCCGCAATGCCACCACTCAAGAATAAGTCTTGGAAGCGTTCCGTGTTGGTGCCGAGGTCTACACTGTCTGTGCTAATAGGTTTGATAACGTTGTCAGTGATGACCTGTACTAGCTCTCGCCAGACGGCTGCATTAGTGGTGCTGCCCACGCAGATGTATATACGTCCATTAGTGGTGTTCTCCCACAATGAACCCGGAGCATATCCCTCTGTATTGTCGTTGGTCGCCAGAGGAGCAGTAGTCGCATCCATCTTATTGGCACCGCCACTACCGCCGTGTTCCGCTGGCAGATAACCAGAGACAGATGTCGCTAGGTTAATCTTTGGAGAGTTACCTGTAGAGCCATCGTGTGAGTGGCCTGTAGTAGCATTAAAGGCAGCAAGAAGCTGGTTAAATTCTGCATTCAACGGTGGTGCAGTAATAGGTGATCCGTTAATGATACTAGCAGTGGACTGCCTTGTATAACCTGCCATCTGTTATCTTCTCCCTGCCATAGTAAATTCGAAGACCATTCCTTGAATAGAAAAAGGCTCTGTCTGACCAACGGTCACGTAAGTAGCCTGTGCAGCAAAGCACGATCCCTGAATATCACTGGTCATAATTGGCTTTGATGAACCGCCATAAAGTACGTTTGTTGCATTATATGTGATGTTCCTACCGCCGTACTTGGTAGGTGCGCCCGTGGACGCTTGTGAGTAAGTGGCTGGCGTAGACACGCCGCCATCCCCCCAGTCGTAAGTCATTGATAGAAGCATCTCAAACGGACCCTCAGCCCGAATAAATGTATTGATCTTACGCAGTGTCTTACGCTGTTCTGTCTCTCCGAAGTCGATATACGGAGTGGCATAAATTGATACAATATCCCCACCGTTGAACGAGGTGCCATTCTCTTGGCGGTAGACTTTACCGTCATAATCCCCGTGTAGAATAAACTCTGTGGTGCCTATGTAGCCACTGGTGCATACAGATGCTCTAATACCTAGTAGCTCCCCGAACTCCCAAGCGATTGCACCTGAGCTATTTGTCAGACCGCCGATGATGCCAATACTGTCGCTGGCGGCTATAGAGCTATCCCCAATAAAGTATCTGATCTGTGACTTGGAGCGAATGACTACGCCGTTGAGCGTGTCCATGTCACTGTTAGCAATCAGGTCTACGAGTGTCGCCTGAATGGGTTTGCTCACAGTCTCCAGTTCAACGTCACCAATACGAGAAGTACCCGCGACAGGTCGGAAGCCGTCAGGAGACAAGAACATCAAGTCGCCGCCGATTTCCAGTACGCTGTCTCTAGCCACGCAGCCCACGTTGGCTGTAACCTGATCAGTCACGAATGTATTGGCTGCGTCTAGAGTAATCTTCTTGATGCCGTTTGTGCCAAATATAAACAGGTCATCGCGGAAGGGCTTAATCTGTATTACGTCGAAGCCAGCGGCTATCTGACCTGCGCCACTAGCGGAAGTGAAATCGTAGAAGCCGTCAGGGTCTGCAGTGCTTGTAGGAGCAGAGTGTGCGATTGCCGCACCGAATGCAGTGTCGCCAGCTAGAAAAAGAGTATTCTTAAATACGTCTACGAGGGCAGGGGCGTTTAGGCATTGGTCTCCACCGCCAGTATTAGTTGTGTGACTTGCACCAGAAGTGTAGCCGCCTGCGTTGGTAGACTTTAGTTCTTCCCAGTGGTCACCGTCGAATACGATTGCTGGGTTTACTCCGTCCACAAATACAATCTTATTGCCTGTGCCAAAGTTAAAAGTAACGTGACGCAGCTTGTCTACTGTGCGGCTGTTCAACGTCATTGGACGG